GTAATGGATAACTTAAAGTTTAAAGAATGTATGTTAACAACACCAGAACTAAGCCCTTGGAAGTGTTACCTATTTCGTGATGATAAAGGCTATGGTATGACCTACAGACCCCAGAAAGGTGCAGAGCCTAACTGGTTCTGGCGAATGACTCAGCATCTAATATTAGGCCATAGGTGGGTAAAGGATAAGCCATGAGCAAACGTAAAGCAAACAACCACCAAAAGCGCATGGAGCGTGTTGGTAAGTCACTATTAAAGGACTGTGCTGTAAGCTTCGTAGCTGGTGGTAATGGTCTATGTAACCTAGTTAACATAAAGAAACAGAACCAATTCACTGTAGGCCCTCACTTAGCTAAAACCATAGCAGCAGGGCGTTATATGTGGTCTGTATACTGTGCTGTATTCTGTAGAGATCAGACAGGCAAAGAGTATATGCAGAGTGTCGTTATTAACACTCAAGAGCCATGCAGACAAGATGAATTACTGAGTGTATTACATGAGAATCATTTAAGCCTACTCAATGGCTGCAATGAATCACATACACTCAACGTAGGGTGGCTAGCGTCCCCTGTAGGGCACGATTGGAGCGAGAAGGAAGCAGGCTCTATCTTTACCAAGTTGAACGCTTGGGACTTTAAAACAAAAGCAGAAGGGGTAACAGTAAATGGATAAGATAGAACCAACATTTAGTTTAAATGAACTAGAATATAGTTCAATAAACCAAACCATAACAGTAGATCTAGAGTATTTCAAACTCATTGAGAGAGATAGTCATCTACTAGAGTACCTAGACGCACATGGTGTCGTTGATTGGAAAGGGTACGATGAAGCATTAGAAGAATATGAGAGGGATAAAACATGAGTCTTATTTTCACACCTAAGATAGACGATAAGTACAAGATAGAGCCTGATGAGAAGCTCTGGAAAACAACTAAGAAAAGAGTAACATGGACTAAAGCTGAGATGGATCAGTTAATAGCACTTAGAGCAATGCACATACCTTACACAGAGTGTGAGAAGCTCCTTAATAGGACTCAAGGGTCTTGTGCTGTTAAGCTACACTTTACTGGTGGTCTGGCAGAAGTTGAAGCAATAAGAAAGAAATTAATTAGCGATATTATGAGGAATGACGATGACTGAGTTACAGAAGAAAGTATTTGCAAAGAAGTCCCTAAAGGAAAAGCTAGCATTGTCTAAGAAGAGATTAAAGATAGAGACTGAGATTGCTAATTATCAAGAAGGTGTTAAACGAGGTAGTTTTGTATCCTACAATCAAGCTAAGATAGACACTCTAACTAAAGAGCTGGAGGCATTATGATGTTATTAGAGTTAACAGACGAGAACATAGATAATCTTGTAATCGCTGAATTAAAGAACTACTATACAATCCTTGATGACGCTGTAGCAGATGAAGGATGGTATTCAACTGTAAGAGAGCGAGATCAAGATAGGGTAACGTTAGTCGCTATAATCAACATTCTAAAGCATTACATAACAACAGAGGAGCATGACCAATGGCTACTGACTATAAAGCAGGTAACTCAGAAGTAGAGAGCAGAGGGCCTTGTTCACAGTGTGGTTCTAAAGATAATTTAGTTAAGTATAAAGATGGTCACTCCACTTGTTATTCCATAGGGTGTGGTCACTTTATCAAAGGGGATGGAGCAGTGAACAATACACCAGCACAAGTAGTACCACGTAAGTTAATAAACCCTGCTGATCTAGCTAAGGGCACTAGAGGCGCTATACCAGAGCGCAGGCTATCACAGGACATCTTAGATAAGTTCGGTGTTACAGTTGAGTATGATGCTAATGGTAAGATCTCTAAACACCACTACCCATACTATGATTCAGACGGTAAGTTAGTCGCTTTAAAGACAAGGGTAGTAGAAGGTAAGAAGTTCTTCTGTAGCGGTGATTTAGGTCAGGCAGGTCTATTCGGACAGAATGTATTCGATGGACGTGGTGGTCGCTATGTGACTATCACAGAAGGAGAGATAGATGCTCTAGCAGTAAGCTCTATGTTCCATGGTAAGTGGCCTGTAGTGAGCTTAAAGAATGGCTCAGGTAGTGCAGTTAAGGGTGTTAAAGAAGCACTTGAGTTCCTAGAGACCTTCGATAGTATTATCCTATGTCTAGATCAAGATGATGCAGGACAAGAAGCAGTAAAGAACATAGTAGATCTATTCTCACCTAACAAAGTAAAAGTAATGCGGATGCCTCTTAAAGATGCTTCTGAGATGCTGATGAAAGGTAAGGTTAAAGAGTTCACTGAGTGTTGGTGGTCTGCTAAAGCACATCGTCCAGCAGGTATAGTGTCACTATCTGATAACACTCTTTGGGATAAGTTCTTAAAGCGTGGTACAGAAGATGTAATCCCTCTACCTAAGTCTTTTGGTGGTCTGAACAAGATGATGAATGGTGGTATTGCCGCAGGAGAGATAACTGTATTAGGTGCTTTAACGTCTATAGGTAAGAGTACAGCAGTCTATAACCTCACCTACGATATGCTGATGGAGTCTGATAAGACCATAGGCTGTGTGTTCCTAGAGGCTCAACCAGAAGAGATATTAGAGAAGTTAGTCTCTCTACACGAAGGTGTTAATATCTCTAATGTGCCAGCAGCAGACCGTGATTACGAGAAGATACGTAAGGGTTATCTTGAGATCATTGAATCAGACAGACTACACATCCTAGATCACCACGGTTCACTGAGTGCTGATGCTCTATTCTCTATGATGAGATACTTAGTTAAAGGTATGGATTGTGATGTACTTATAGTAGATCCTCTACAAGCTGCTGTAATCTCTAATGAGAATGGTATCATAGATGAGTTCATGGACAAGTGTCTAAAGCTAGCAGCAGAGACAGGTGTTAGTATTATCATCGTAAGTCATATGCGTAAACCAGCAGCTAAGGACGTACATGATGTGAATGAATACGATATGAAAGGCTCAGGCTCTATCAACCAGATTGCATTCAATACTATTCTACTTAGTCGTGACAAGTTAGCAGAAGATGAGTATGCAAGGAACTGTACTAAGATACAGCTAGTTAAGTGTAGACGTACAGGCAATACAGGCACAGGTGGATGGCTATACTATAACCCAGCTACAAGTAAGATGGAGGCTGGTGCAGCTCCACATATACAGGAGACTGCTAACTATGACTTCTAAGCAGATAGTATTAGATATTGAAGCTAATGGTTTCGAGCCTGATAAGATCTGGTGTATTGTGTCATTAGACATAAACACTAAAGAATCTATCAGCTACGTCAATAATCTAAACCAACTAAAGAAAGACTTAACCTCAGTGTCTGAGATCATAGGTCATAACATACTAGGATACGACATCCCTGTATTAGAGAGGCTACTAGGAATTGACTTCAGTGGTATTAAGCTTACTGATACGCTAGTGTTGTCTAGGTTGACTGATCCAGCACGTCAGGGAGGCCATTCTTTAGGCTCTTGGGGTGAGAGACTAGGATACCCTAAAGGTGACTACACTGACTTCAGTTACTATACCAATGAGATGCTTGACTACTGTATAAAGGATACCGAAGTAAACCTGTTTACATATCGTCAACTTATCATTGAAGCTAATGGGTTCTCACAGCAATCTATTGATCTAGAGATGGATGTACATAAGATTATCTGTCAGCAGACTCGTAGTGGTTGGTTACTGGATGAACAGAAAGCCTTTATGTTATTAGCTGAACTCAAAGAGAGCATGTTAAATGCAGAAGCTAAAGTACATGAACGGTTCGTACCATTACCAGTATGGGTAGAGAAGAACTACCCTAAGAACCCTATTAAGAAGGATGGTACTGAAGCTGCTATAATGGTTAGGCACAGGGAACAGGGCTTTCACTATGACTCAGAAGGTAGCTACGGTGTCTTTGAATACCCTATCTTTAACTTAGGTAGTCGTCAGCAGATTGGTAGGTATCTGATACACTTTGGTTGGACTCCTACTGAGTTCACAGAGACAGGCTTACCTAAGATAGATGAGAAGGTTCTAGAAGGTGTAGACGTACCAGAAGCTGTAATGATCAAAGAGTTCCTATTACTACAGAAGCGTGTAGGTATGGTACTAAGCTGGATTGAATCAGTAGCAGACGATGGTAGAGTACATGGCTATGTTAACTCCATAGGCGCTCAGACAGGACGTATGAGCCACAGTAGCCCTAACGTAGCACAAGTACCTGCATCCTATAGCCCTTATGGTAAAGAGTGTCGTGAGTGCTGGATAGTACCTAAAGGATACAAGCTAGTTGGTTGTGATGCTTCTGGTTTAGAATTGAGGATGCTAGCTCACTACCTTAAAGATGAAGACTACACACATCAGATCTTAGACGGTGATATACACACCTACAATATGAACATGGCTGGCTTATCTAACAGAGATCAAGCGAAGACTTTCATCTATGGTTTCTTATATGGTGCAGGTGACGCTAAGATAGGAGAGATTGTAGGAGGTACAGCGAAACATGGTAAGAAGATTAAGGCTACATTCTTTAAGAGCATACCTAAACTAGAGAAGCTGATCACACAGATCAAGAGTGCTTCAGGACGTGGTTATCTTAAAGGATTAGATGGACGTAGAATTAAGGTTAAGTCTGAACACTCAGCACCTAATTATCTTTTACAGTCTGCTGGTGCAATTGTCATGAAGAAAGCCCTTGTGTTATTATATGCAAGTGCTAGTAAAGAAAACCTTGACTTTACATTTGTAGGAAACATACACGATGAATATCAGACTCAAGTTCTAGAGAAGCATTCAGAACGGTTTGGTGTTCTAGCTGTTGAAGCTATAGTCAATGCTGGCTTAGCTTTAAATATGAACTGTCCTTTGGATGGTGAATCTAAAATAGGGAACAACTGGTATGAGTGTCACTAAGAAGTGTAATAAATGTTATATGAATAAAGAGATAGATGAGTTCTATAAGCACCCTGCTAACAAGGGCAAAAGGCAGCATACATGTAGAGCGTGTAAACTGATTACTAGGAAACATAGGTGGTTTGAGATCTTCAAGTATAAAGGATCTAAATGCTGTCATTGTGGTATTAGTGATCTTCACCACCCTGAGATCTACGAGTTTCACCATATAGACCCTTCACTTAAGGCAAGTTCTGTATCAAGTTTAGTCAGTGGCGCTAGTGATGAGACACTCTATGCTGAAGTAGATAAATGTATTTTAGTTTGTGCTAACTGTCATAACATAGAACATAAACGAATTAAAGATGAGGAAGAAGAACAAGATGACTAAGACATTAGATACGTTAATAGAAGATATTTATTCGGTATTGAGTACGAGTAAAGCAGATCCAGATGTAGATGTAGATAAGATCTTTGATCTATTTGGAACCAATGTTAAGGAGGCTGTATTTAAGTCATTGTTTGAAGAGCGAGGAGACACCACACGCTTGCGTATGTCGTCCGTAGGCAAACCTGATAGACAGGTATGGCTTAACTCTAAGAACTACCCTAGAGAGGAGCTAGAGCCCTCTACGTTGATTAAGTTCCTCTATGGACATGTGATAGAAGAGCTAGTGCTATTGTTAGTACGCTTAGGTGGTCACACAGTGGCTAATGAGCAAGGTAAGGTAGAGATCAATGGAGTTAAAGGCTCTATGGACTGTACTATTGATGGTAAGCTCATCGATGTTAAATCAGCTTCTAGCTTTGCCTTTAAGAAGTTCAAGGATAATACAGTAGAGTTCGATGATCCCTTTGGTTATGTAGCACAGTTGAAAGGCTATGGTGCTGGCTTAGGTGTTAAGGAGGGAGGCTGGCTAGCAATGGACAAGGGTAATGGACATCTAGCTCTAGCAATGATAGACTTAACAGAAGGCGAAAGTATTGAAGACAGGATCACTCACTTGAAGGATATTACTTCTAAAGATGAAATGCCTGATCAATGTAGCTATCCCGTAGCAGATGGTAAAAGCGGGAACATGAAGTTATCTACACAATGCTCTTATTGCCCTTACAAGCACACATGCTATCCTGAGTTAAGAACATTCTTATATAGTACAGGCCCTAAGTTCCTTACGGAAGTGTGGAGCGTCCCACGCGTAATTGAAATAACAGAGAATAAGTAAAATGCTGAAGTTAACATATAAAGTAGTAAAGACTCCTCGTTCAGAACGCTTTGAGCAACACATCAATGAACTTCTAAATGATGGATGGAATCTCCACGGTAATCCTTTTATTGATGGAACAGGTCAAATGGTTCAAGCTCTATTGAAGGAAGAGAAAGATGCCAAGCAAGCAACTGCCAAAGTATCGAAGTAAGTTAGAAGCTAAGATAGCTGAGGGTCTGAAAGATTGGGGGTATGAGTCTGAAAAGATGAAGTACACCATACATAGAACATACAATCCTGACTTCATCAAAGGTAAAGTCTTCGTTGAAGTTAAGGGGTTCTTTAGATCAGGAGACACTCAGAAGTATAAAGCTATACACGAGCAGATGCTTAAAGAAGGTAAGGTGTTTGCCTTTGTATGGTCTAGTCCACATCAGAAGATACGTAGAGGAGCTAAGCTCACCAATGCAGGATGGTGTGAGAAGCAAGGTATCAAGTGGTTCTCTAAAGACGATATGGCTAGCTTGAATGACTGGAGTGAGACGATCAATGGCTAAGACAGTAGAAGAACTAATAGAAGACATCATCAGAGACTATGATATAGACCTGTTAGTTGAAATATTATGTATCTCTACTGACGAACTATTAGAACGATTCGATGATAAACTAATGATAGCAATAGAGAAAGGAGACTTTGACGATGGGTAGTCAATCAGCACTAGATGTACAAGTAGGTGGCGCTCATTACCGTAGCTCAGCTATACAGCCTATTATGTATATCCATGCTAACAAGCTATCCTTCATTGAAGGTAGTATTGTAAAGTATATTACACGATGGCGAGATAAAGGAGGTGTTCAGGATCTAGAGAAGATCAAGCATTACGTAGACCTTTTAATAGAGCTAGAAGACAATCAAGGTAATGTTGGTTAGCAGTAGAAACACAAAAGCCCTCAAGGAGTGATCCAAGAGGGCTTTTTATTGCTTATGGTTTAACTACTTACCTAAGCTTTTCAGGTACTTTGCTGTAGTGCCTTTTCCTTTGACTGTATTGTACTTATCCTTCCAGTACGAAGCTCTCCCCTCTACAGTATCAGGAATGTCAGCTTCCTTATTACTTAGCAACAGCCTAGCAGCTATTGTGCTATGTAGAGGATCACGCAGGTCTTGCCAAGAAGCTTTA